GCGGAGAGCGCGGCGTGGAGCGCGGCGTGGAGCGCGGCGGAGAGCGCGGCGTGGAGCGCGGCGTGGAGCGCGGCGGAGAGCGCGGCGTGGAGCGCGGCGTGGAGCGCGGCGGAGAGCGCGGCGAGGAGCGCGGCATATTCCAGGATGGCCGAAAAGGTCATTGAACTACTCCAGGCCGCACCGGTTTTGCAGGTGCCCGAATGACGCGCTCCGAATTCGTCGGCATGCTGGCCGCGCTGTTCCTGCTCCTCGTCGGAAGGCTGGCATACAAGGCATGGAAATGATTCTCGACGCTCTGCTGCTCATCACCTTCGGGCTCGTGCTGTCGCTCGGCGCAGCGGCCCTGTACTTCGCGGCAATTGGAATCTGGTTTTTGATCCGCCACGGATCAATCTCGGGGCGCGTACGCGAAAATCCGCGCCCCACTTTTTTCTGGGGGTCGGGGTTGTGAGCAAATTGGCCGTGATTCCCGTGAAGTGCGATGGCTGCAACGCCGTGCAGAAGCCCGGAGAGACGGGTTGGCGGCGCTATTGGGTCTGGAGCCCGCACGGCGAGACGCATGCAATACATTTCGTTGATCCGGTCCTGATTCAAGCTGATCAGCGTGACGCCTGCGGAGAACGCTGCATGATCGTGGACATCCACCGGCTCCTGGGCTTCGCTGGCAATCCCTGCGCCGATCAGCAAGAGGAACAGCGCGAGTTGGAAAGGCAGGCCAGCTAATGAGCTTGCACATCACGCCGTCAGACGTTCTCCGCTTGAAGGGGATGAGTGTTTCAGAATCGACATACCAAATAGAAACCCCAGCAGTACCGGGAGGTGTACGCCGCTCGAATCCAGTCGGTAGCGGCTTAGAGTCGGGGCGTCAACCAAGTGGCTCTGGTTGCTCCGATGCTCGCAATAGGACTGGGACCGGTGGGGAATCGCCCAATGCGCAGTGCCAGGCTGGTGCCACAGCCAGCCTGGAAGATACCGGTGATGAGCCGCTGAGCGTCCGGGAATCGATGTTGACCGCGATGCTGCGCTTCGAGCGTACCAACCTGATCGACGCTGCCAATCGGGAGTATCGGCGTGGCAACTCGTGGAAGTTTACGGCGCTGCTGACTTGGGCGCTGATCGCGACGGCGCTGGCGCTGTTCGCGTTGCGAAGTTGGTAGTTTTCCTCCCCTGGAAAGATTCGATGATTCAAACTCCGAGCGGTGTTTACTATTCGGTCTCGCGGCAAGTCTGGTTCAAGACTGGAGACGGCGGCGCGGACAAGGATTACGACGACATAGCGCAGTGCGCCACGTTTCGAGAGGCGCTGGAAATCGCGCAGAGTTCGCCGGGGATTATTTACGTGGACGAGCATTTGCCGGATGGTTACCGAAGGCCGTTCAGCAGCGTGGTTTGCATCGTGTCATTCGGGAAGGTGATCAGCCCGCACGATCAGAAGGCCGTGGCGGATTGTTTGGCGCAGGGGATTAACGAAAGGAAAGAGGCGGCATGAACGTAGAGGAACCAGTTATACGGGTGGAGCCGATGAACAAAAAGGCTCTGCATGACGCGATTCGGCAACTGCTGAAGGCATCGCAACTTGGCGCAGGCGAACTCATCGCGAACGTGCGCGAGGTTCGGAAAGAGGACCTGGAGCAGGCAAAGGCCTTGCTCGACGCCGAACAGGAAAAGATTGACGCACGTAGACGCGAACTCGGCCTGCCGATCACCCGCGTGCGGAACGATAAGACGCAGGAGGCCGTAAAGGCATGACACCCTCAGCCCTTGCGGTTCAGGATCAGCAGGAGCACGGCATAGCCCTGAGCGGGCGCTCCCAGTCCATCCTGGAGACAATCTCGCTTGCCGCCCGCGACCCCAACTGCGATGTCGCCAAGATGACGGCCATGCACGAACTATTCCGGCAGGTGGTAGCCGATGAGAAGCGGGACCTGTACGACCAGGCCATGAGCCGCTTGCAGCCGCGCCTGCCAGTGATCGAGAAGAACAAGAAAGGTGCGAGTGGTAAGTACGCCCCTATTGAAGAGATAGACGCTCGGATCGGGCCGCTGCTGAAAGAAGAAGGGTTCCACTTCGTTTTCACTTCCGCGCCGGCCGCTCCACCGAGCAAGGATGTGATCGTCACCGGCAGGCTTGTCCACAAGGCGGGCCACCGCGAAGAGGCCAGCATCCCGATCGCGCTCGACACAAGCGGCAGCAAGACGGCGACGCAGGGCGCGGTATCCACGATCTCCTACGGGATCCGCGGTCTTAAGAGAATGATGCTCGACCTCAACATGGTGGGCGAGGATCGCGACGGATCGGCGGGCAAAGTCATAACCGAGGAGCAAGCCGCGAGCATCGAAAAGCTGATCGAGAACATCCCCGACGAGCCGAAGGGATACCGCCTGCGCTGCCAATCCAAGCTGCTAGGAGCCATGGCGGTCAGCGCGATCCGCGAGATCCCGGCGCAGCGGTTTGGTGAGGCCGTGAACAAGTTGGAGATTGCGGCGCGAGGTCCAGCGAAGTGACTCGCGTCGTCCTGCTCGCAAATTGCGTAGCTTTCACCCTAATCTCTGCTTGGATGTTCCAGCAGGACTGGGTAAATCTCGCGATCCTCGCGGTGTTTTTTGCTGTGGTTGATGGAATCGGAGCCGTATGGCAAGAGGACTGGCAACTATGATCCGCCACAACTGCTCCCAGTACTCGCCCGAGTGGAACGCCCTGCGCTGCGGAATCCCTAGCGCAAGCCAATTTCACCGGGTAATCACGCCGAAGACGCGCAAGCGCAGCGCCCAGCTTGAGCAGTACGCCCGCGAACTGGCCGCCGAACGCCTGCGCGGAATCCCCCTGGAAACGATCAGCACCGCGGCGATGACCGACGGCACGGAGCGCGAGGAGCAGGCGGTGGCGTCTTATGAGTTGACCCACGGCATTGACACTGAGCCGGTGGGTTTCATCACCACCGATGACGGTCTGATCGGGGCATCGCCGGATCGCATCACGCCAACGCGCCTCATTGAAACGAAGAACCCCAAGGCACACACGCACGTCGGTTACTTGCTGGGAGAAGGGCCGGACGATGATTACCGCTGTCAGCTCCAGGGGCAACTGTACGTCTGCGAATACAAGCAGGTCGACATAATCAGTTGCTTCCCTGGGCTGCCCGATGTGGTGGTAGAAGTTGGGCGCGATGAGGAATTCATCGGGCCGTTGGCGCTCTACTTGCGCGAGCTGCTGGTCATGGTCGAGGAGTTCATGGTGCGCTTCGAGAAGATGGGCTACAGACCACCGGAGCCAGAGCCTGAGGCCGACCACTCCAACGACTTCGTTACCGATGAGGACGTTGACCGCATCCTGGCCAATATCTCGCAGTCAGAAGACCCGGTGCAGCAGCAGAAGGAGCACCAGCGGCGCAGAATGGCCGCTGCGCCGAAGTACGCCGAGTTCCCCGATCCGTTCGAGCGGGCGCATGGCGAGCTGATCAGCGTGGGCGGCAAGATTTGGACCCCGAACCTTCAGAAATCAGGCTGGGAGGAATACAAAGTTCCCGGCGTGGAGGTTGCGGTTTGACCCTGGGCTACAGGATAGCGCTCTGGCTGATGATCATCGCAACCGCTGGGTTCGACTACGCGGGCTTCCTCATTTGGGAGCCGCTTGGCTGGTTCTCGATTGCGGTGAGTTGCTTTGCGTGGGCTTGCGCGTTTTATGTGGCGGCGAAGGATTTGAAAAAATGAGGCTGGCTGAAAAACACATCGAGCGCACGATCCGCGACTTTCTGGAACTCGACGGCTGGACGGTCCGCAAAATGGAGCAGAACTTCAGCGAGCGGAAGCGCAAGATCGTCGGTGAAAAGGGCATGCCGGATCTTCAAGCGATTCGGTATTCCCGGCGCTCTCTGCTGGCTCCCGTCAATGTGCGCGTGGCGTGTGAAGTGCTGTGGGTTGAAACCAAGGCGCTTGATGGCGAGCTGGACGAAGACCAGCGGAAATGGCACGAGCGCGAACGAGCGCGCGGCGCACAGACGGTGATTTTGGGCGTCGATTGCGCGGCGTCCATCGAAAGCTGGATCGAGTGGTATCGCGCGGGCAGGCTGAATAGGAGGATCGCGGCGTGAATTTGACAGCGAAGATTGATCTTGAGTCGATGCCTGCGAGGATGCGCGATCTGCCATTCGATGAGCGTGGCTATCCCGTTCCGTGGTTTGTGGCATGGGAAGACGGCAAGCCAGAGTTTCGCGCGATGGACCCGCAGAAGTTCGTGGATGCCATCCGCAAGAAACTCTGCTGGGTGTGCGGTGATCGGCTGGGCGTGCATGTTTGTTTCGTGGCGGGGCCCATGTGCGGAATCAATCGCACGTCTTCCGAGCCTCCGTCTCACTTGGAATGCGCCAGGTGGTCCGCGAAGAATTGTCCGTTTTTGAGCAACCCGCGCATGGTTCGCAGGGAGGACGAGAGGATCAACAACCAGCAGTTACGCGAGAACGCGGCTGGCTTTGCGATCTCCAGGAATCCCGGTGTGGCGATGCTCTGGATCACCCGGCAGTACGAAGTCTTCAACACTTCCGAAATCAAGGGAAACCCCAACGCTGGCTATTTGATTCAGATGGGTGAGCCGGAGTCGGTCGAGTGGTGGGCCTGCGGACAACTGGCGACGCGCGAACAAGTACAGGCGTCTATCGAGAGCGGCTTACCGAACCTCGAGGCTATTGCGCGGTCTGAACGCGGAGGGCTGGAAGCTCTCGGAAAATACATCGAACGCTTTCAACGGTGGCTGCCAGCATGACCCCATTCCACATCTACCGATTCAACCGCGAAACCCGGCGCTTCGCCTGCGTGCTGTGCGGCGTGTTGCAGAGCGAGGCGACCGAGGCGACTTGCGGGCGGGCGGCGTTCGCGGCGAAGGAGAAGGTTTGAAGCTGAACATCTCAGAGGAATTGAAGCTCCCGGTGGATGCTGCAACGCGCACGTTCGGCATTCTGGCGATGCGCGGCGCTGGCAAGTCCAACTCTGCCGTAGTCATGGCCGAGGAGATGTTCAAGGCCGGGGTGCATTGGGTTGCCATTGATCCAAAGGGCGACTGGTGGGGCATTCGATCTTCGCAGGATGGAAAGAGCGCGGGCCTTCCGGTCGTCATCTTCGGCGGGCGCCGCGGTGATGTTCCGCTGGAGCCAGCATCGGGCGCTTTCATCGCGGAACTGGTAATCGAGCAGCGGCTAACCTGCATTCTCGACCTGTCCGAATTCACCGAGGGCGAGAAGATCCACTTCCTTGCTGGCAACGGAAAGGACGATGGATTCGCCGCGCGGTTCTATCGGCGCAAGGACCCAACGCAGCCACCGACGCATCTTTTCCTTGAGGAAGCTGACGACTATCTTCCGCAGCGCGTGGACAATCGCAAGGCGAAGTTGCTTCACGATTGCAGCCGCATGGTGCTGTGGGGTAGGCAGCGCGGAATCGGCGGGACGTGCATCACCCAGCGCAGCGCCCGTCTCAATAAGGACGTGCTGACGCAGACCGAGAATCTTATCGTCCTCCGCACCACGGGGCCGCAGGACCGCGACGCGATTCTGGAATGGGTGAAGCATCACGGCCAGGGCAAGGAACTGGTTGACTCGCTGCCCGAGCTGCGGAACGGCGAGGCGTGGCTGTGGTCTCCTGAATGGCTCCAGACCATGAAGCGGATTCACTTCCGCAGGCGTGAGACTTTTGACAGCGGCGCGACTCCGGCGGCGGGCGCGAAGTCAAACCTCCGGCCAGCCACGCTCGCCGATATCGACTTGGGAAGCGTGCGCGACAAGATGGCTGAGACCATCGAACGCGCTAAGGCGGACGACCCAAAGGAATTGCGGCGGCAGATCGCGGAACTAAAGAAGCAGATCGCGGCGAAGCCCATAGCCGCAGCTCCCAAGTTAGATGAGGCCGCAATTCGGGAGCGCATCGAACAGGCCGTGAAGACCGCAAGGAAGCGCATGGCCGCTGAGGTTGCGCGCGCGTTTTCGCCGCTCGTAAAGCACGTAAGGGGATTCACGGAATCGGTCCTTGGTAAGATCCCTGCGGATACCGAGTGGCGGGGAGTGGACGATGTATTAAACGAGATTTCGGAGCCAAGAACGGGGCTCCAATATCCGCAGCCGCCGCGCGCAGCTCCGCCACCGCCGGTAAGAAGGTCTGCGCCTAGCCAGGCTCATTCAAACGGCAACGGCATCCTGCCGCAAGGCGAGCGCGCGCTATTGATCGCGGCTGCTCAGTATCCGAACGGTGTGACGCGCAAACAACTGACTGTCCTCGGGGGATACAAACGGTCCACCCGCGACGCCTACATTCAACGGCTAGCGACGCGCGAGTACCTTGATCTTTCGGGCGATATGATCCGCGCGACCGATGCTGGCATTGCGGCGCTTGGCGGAGATTTCGAACCCCTGCCAACCGGTCAGGAATTGATTGACCACTGGCTTACAAAGCTACCGGAAGGCGAGCGCGCCATCTTCCAGCTTGTCGTAGAGCGCGGCGGAAACTGGGTTGACAGGGCTTCGCTGGACGAGCCAACGGGATATAAGCGGTCAACTAGAGACGCTTACATTCAGCGGATGGTCGCGCGGGGCGTTATCGACGCCGGAGCGCGCGGCCAAATACGGGCCAGCGAGGAATTGTTCCAATGAAAGCCCAACCCGCCCGCACATCATATACTATCTCCCACGCCCAACTGGGGCGGGAGGATGAAGCCATGATGAAACGTGGAAGCCAGCGCGGCAAGTTGATGAAGCGCGGGCCGAGTTGGATTTTGCACTACAGCCAGTACGTGATGGACGAAGGGCAACTGCGCTACCTGCCCACCACGAAGGCGCTGGGGCCGTGGAAGGGCCAGGGCAGGCTGACCAAGCAGGAAGCGCGGACGGAGGCGGACAAGATCATCGCGCGCACCAACGCGATTTCGGCGGTGCCTAGGATGCGCGCGACGCTCCAGCAGTTCATCGACACGTGCTTTGAGCCGCAGCACATCGCGGCGCTGCGGACGAAGGGCGGCAAGGCGCATTACCGGACGATTCTGCGCTCCCACATCCTGCCCGCGTTCGGCGAAGTGAAGCTGCACGAGCTTACCCCGCAGAAGGTCCAAATCTTGTTGTCGTCGAAGTCCGAAACGCTCTCGGTTGGAACCGTGCGCCACATCCGCAACGTGCTCTCGGCCATCTTCAAGCGGGCGAAGTTCCTGGGCTACTGGCGTGGCGAGCTGCCCGTCGACGGCGTGAAGTGCTACGGCGCGGAGCCGAAGGTACAGCGGGCGCTGACGGCGCTTCAGATTGACATGATCGTGGCGAACCTGCCGGAGCGGTACCGGCCGCTCGTGCGACTGCTCGAGGCCACGGGCCTGCGAATCTCCGAGGCGCTCGGGTTGACATGGGGCCGGGTGAATCTGACCGAGGAGCCGATGGTGGTCGGTGAGGCGCTGGTGCTCAAGAACTCGGTCTACATCGACCGCTCGTACCGCGATGGCGCCTGGGGGCCAACCAAGTCCGCCAAGTCGCGCAGGATCGTGCCGCTAACCAGCGCGGGGTATGTGGCCCTTCAGGAGATGCGCGAGCGGGATCCGGAAGCCGGCGCTGACGACCCGGTGTTTCGCGCCCGGTCGGGCAATCCGTGGAGCGCGCACAACTTCTCGACCCGCTACTTCAAGCCCGCCTGCGTCGCCGCGGGGCTCGCGTGGGCGCACGTCCACTGCCTGCGCCGGACCGCTGCCAGCATCCCAGGCATGGACCCGCTGGTGATCCAGAAGGTACTGGGGCATGCGGACCCGAAGATGACGAAGCATTACCAGGACCCGGATTTGGAGCGAGCGCGGACTCAGATGGAGGTCGTCCATTGACATTTCCGCCGCCCCCACGCCGA